TTGTGTACTTTAATTGCTTGAGTTGCTACATAAGTTCTTACACGTAACCATCTATCAATTGTTTCTTTAGTTAATGTAATTTTACCACCGCTGATACCTTGCATAAATTCTAAATCCTTATTAGAGATAGAAACACCTGTACCTAATGCTCCTGTTTGCAATAAATCAATAGTTTCCTTAGCACCTCTAAGTAAAAATTCTTCTGTATTAGCTAGTTTTTCGTCATCAGTTAATCCAGCTTCATATAATGCTTTAGTAATATTTAATTCAATATTTCCAGTTAAACCTTCATAGATACCAGATTTAGAAAGTTTTTGCATTTCTTGTAAATTAGACATAGAAGCTACAGCAGTTGTACTTGCATCTCTTAAGTCAGTAACTTTCTTTGCTTGTAACTCACTTAATTTTTCATAAAATTTATTTTTACCTTTATCTGCAAAATTAATAACTGTTTTAGCCGCAGGTTTTGATTTTAATAATTCTCTAGCACTTTGAATATCTCCAGTCTGTTCTGCATAGTTAACAGCCTTAGCAACAGATTCAGAAGTTGCATTATTAAGAGTTCCAGCATTAACACCTAATGTTGTTACAGCATTATTAATTTTTTCTTCTAAGTTAATTTTCTTTTCTTTAATGCTTATGTCTTTTTCTTTAATAGACATTTCACGTTCTTCTAACTTTTTCTTTTGAGATAAAGCTCTAAATTTAGTAGCAGTTGCACTGTCTCCCATTGCATCTAATTCATCTGCTGTTTTAGCTAAACCATCAGCAGTTGTACCATACTTTTTAGTAAGTTGAGTAATTGTACCTGCTCTACGTTCTTCTCCACTTCTACCTAACTCAGGCACACCTAAAGCAGCAGTAATACCTCTTTTCATTAAATCTGCATCCATAGGAGCATATTGAGCAGCCATATTACCCATACCTAATATAATATCAGCAATAGCAGAACCTGTAGGAGCTTTCTTACCTGCAGCAGCTTGTGTTTGACCTAACTTCTGCAATTGTTCTATTTGCTCTCTTCTTATGTCTTCAGGAGTTTTAAGTAAACCTTCTAATGTTAAATCAGCCATCTATAATCTCCTAACTAAAAATCTTAAGTAAGTTTTGTATTGCATCTTTAATACCAGTTAATGTTTGAGCATAATCAACTCTAGATGCAGCATCACTAGTAAACATACCAGATAATGAAGTTCCTAGTGCAGATGCTCTACCTTTCTCTAATTCTGCAAGAGCAGACTGTAGTGCTGCCTCACTAGTTAAACCTTGAATACCTAAGTTAGTTAATGCTTCTGCTCCACTAGCACCTGCAGACTGAGCAATCTGTGCAGCAGATAATGCTGGTGTTAATGTTGCTAGTTGTTGTGCTTGAGGTGTATATGCACCAGTTAATGCAGCTTGTACATTAGCTAGTTGTTGACCTTGTAATTGAGGTGCTAACTGCATTGCAGATAATAAGTTCTGAGACTGTTGCTCTTGTATAGCTTTCTGCATTGCTAACTGCTCTGGAGTACCACCATACATAGCAGTCTGTACACCACCTCTACCTTGTGCTTGTAGTTGTTGAGCAAGTTGTTGTTGCTGTCTTTGAATCTCAGGTGATTGTGCAGTTTGCATTTGTTGAAACAAACCTTGAGCAGTAACAGGTTGTTGACCCATTAGTGATGTAGCTTGTTGTAATAATCCTGATGATAATGCTTGAGCTTCTGGAGATAATGTTTGTGTAACTCCTCCACCTGCTCCTACCTGAGTACTACCCATCCCTGTCTTAACAGCAAATGGTTGAAATGCTGCAGTTGTTTTAGCTTTCTCTGCTAACTGTTCAGCACCTGTTTTAAATGTACCGGCAGTGCTTTGAATCTTCTCCATAACATCTTGAGTAGATTGATATGGAAGAACAGCAGAAGCAAGACTACCGCCTTGATTAATTAAATTATTTAACCAGTCTAGGTTTGTAGAACTAGCTACAGAACCAGCATCTGCCATACCTGACATTAAATCATCAATTGCAGCCATTAGTATGTACCTCCATCAATTGTATCTGCAGTCAACGTACCTGTTACATTAACTGTAGCTGCTGTCACTGTACCAGTAAAGGTAGGTGATGCTGTGTCTGCTTTAGTTGCTACTGCTGTAACGATGTTGTCATATTCAGTGTTAATCTCTGAACCTTTAATAATCTTTGCAGGGTTACCAGATGCCAACGTATCCTTCACCGCAAAGTTAGTTGTCTTTGTATAGTTACTCATATTATATTGTCCTTCCTACGATTGCTTGTGCTGTCATACGCTGAATAGAGACTGGAGCTCCATCAACCTCTGCTTCAATACCAAGTTGTATTACTGCTCCACCACCTGATGCGTTTACATTAGGTCTGTTCACTAATACACCTGCATTAAATTCACCTTCATTGTATTCTGCTATATTATACTCTGCTATGACTTGTGTAGATAATGTAAATCTACGTTTCTTATAAGCATAAGAATAGTCATAACCCCAGTTGAGTGTTACATCAGTAGCAGAACCACCAATAACTGTAATTTTTAAATTCTTTAATAGTTTTAAATTAGATGGTACACCAAAGTCAATATAGTTAGTAAAGTATGACATTTGATAACTTACACTATTATCTTGATAACCATCATACTTAGCAATACCATTAACTTTACCTAGTAATAAATCACCTGTTCTAGTTCTACACATAGCTTGTGGATTAATACCATTCCATACTGTAGTTCTATATGTACCATTTTCTAGTGGTGTTCTTGTATCAAAACAATATGTTTGCTCTGATGCAGGTAAATGTAATAAATAGAATGCTTCTTCAGGTGAATATATAGAAATAATGTTACCTGTTTCAGTAAGTAAATATGAACTTAATGTAGAACGTATATTAGCACTTAAATCAGTCATTGGTACAGACTTCTCTTGTACTGTACGTGCTAAACTTCTAACACCTGTATCAGATAAAAATATTAAATCAGTACCTGTACTTTGTATAGTATCTCTACCAATACAACCAATACCTACAATAGTATCACCTAATTGCATAGTTGCTGGGTCTTCAGCACCTGTATATAATAGTATCTGTCTTTTACCAAATATAATTAATACACCATTATGTGATGCAAGTCCAGTAATAGTATCTGCACCATCTGCCCATACTTTAGATACATCAATAGAACCAGATGAACCAGTATCCCATTTCATACCTACTAGTAAGTCTGACCAGTACACTACTGTAGAATCACTAGAAGTATCTGCTACCCATAATCTACCAAATGCTGACATTACTATATCTGCTTGAGGTACTGTACCAGAATAATCTGCGTGGTCTTCAATAGCTACACAGTTAGTACCATCATACACAAGAGGTTTGCTATCATTTCTAAACAAATAATGTTTATTGTTTAATGTAGCTGCATCATATACACCATCACCTACTGTATAACTTGCTGGAGTAATATCTGTTAGTGTTGTAGTACCTTTATATATTTTAGTAGCTGATGCACTAATTGTTTCTGTAGTTCCATCTTCTTGTACATACTCACTAATATGTACTATATCATCAGGATTAGTAGTTGTTACGTAACTCCATCCTTTTCTAGCACCTACTCTACCAAATTGGTCAATAACACAGTTAGTAGCATCTAGTGCAAATTGCTCAGATAATGCTGTAGGTGAATCTTGCGTATTAAGTCCGAAGAATCCCGGAGCTTGAATAGCAACACTCTGTAAAGGCTTAGCCATTTACACATAACTCCAAATTAACTCTTCAGGATGTTGTCCTGCATCTAATGAGATTGCTGTAGCTAAATCATTCTGTGCAAAGATTGCTTGTTCTGCTCCAGACTCACCACCAGTCTCACCACGCTCTCTAAGTGCATAAGAATATGCCCATTGAATAATAGGACTTGTAGGAACAGATACAGTATCAGCATCAGCACTTAAAGCATCTGGTCTTTTAACACCGTGTACTTTAATAGACTTTACTGCATTAGGTGTTTGATAAAACTTAATCTTAATATCACCGTTACCATCTAAACCATTAATAGCATAACCTTGTATAGTACCAGTAGCATCGTCAGTCATTAGATTCTGCTTATTCATATATTGTAGTGATTGTAAGTTTACTACGTTATTATCAGTATCATTATGTACATATAATACTTTACTTCTTTGACCATAACCTGTTAGAGAATAATCTGCCGTACCTGCTACAGTTGTAATAGTAGTAGTGTCACGTAGTGCTGTCCAATCCCAAGCATCTTCTACAAGACGTTTAGCATCATTAACAAAGTCTGATATTAATGTTGAGTAATCTGTTTCATTAATAGTAGTAACTTCTTCTTCACGAAGTCTTCTCATTACAGCGTTTACTAATTGTAAATATGTCATACCGTTGTACCTAAATTAAGTGAGGATAATAACTGCCTAGATATAGGAAGCTCTTCAGTTTGTAATAATGGGTTTTTACCTAGTAAAGGATTTTCAAATGTATCTTCTTCTTGCTGTTGCTCTGCAAGTTGTGCTAGTTTTGATTTCTGAGGTGTTTCAATATTTACACTTTCTCCTAATGTAAAGTCAAATAACTTACCTAAATCTATTTCACTTAAATCTACACCTAAATCAGGCATATCAGGAACAGAAATACCTTGAGTATTGAATATATCTTTTAGTTGACTAAAATCATAATCACCTAAATTAAACTTAGACCAGTCTAGATTCATTCCTTTTAATTCTGGTAAACTAAAATTAGAGAACATATCAGGTAACTCAAAATCCATTGACTTAGCCCAATCACCAAAGTTTAAATCTATTTCTGGAAGATTAATATCTAAGTTAATAGAATCAGCAATGTCACCAAAGTTAGGAAGTTTTCCCCCCTTATCATAATATTCTCTAGCACCTCTGTATATTGCTTCTGTAGTATTAGCACCATCATCAATAGCTTGTGCAGTTCTAATACCTGCATAACCTAATGCTTTTAAATTAGGGTCATCTTGACCAATGTAATTAGCTACTTTCTCACCAAACTGATTATTAAGCATTGTAAATGCAGAAGCACCACCCATTAAATCTGCACCAGCTTGATTAAAGTCAATGTTTTCTGATAACCAGTTTACTGTATCATTATCTGTAAAACTACCTAAAGCATCTTTAACTTTAGTATCTAAACCTAATTTTTTTACAAAGTCTCCACCATATGATGATATTAATACTTCTTTAACATCTGCACCATCTGCTACACGTTCTACAGCATTTAAAGCTTTATTTACATTAGGGTCAATAGTAAAATTACCACCAGTAATATCATTATAACCTCTAACACCTAGTGATACAAAATCTGCT